CAAGAAGGACCCAGCCGTCGTGGAAGCGGTTTGTGAACTTTCGTATGGCGGGGTGATGCACGATGGATGATGTCAACCGCTCGCGTATTGAGCACATGCTGGGGGGTCCTATCTCCGAGCATGTCTCGAAGTCGTTCAACCGCCTTCAGAATCAGGCGATGATGGCCAATGCCGAGAGCCATCCGAGTGGATGGGTTCTCGCGTTGTGCAACGAGATCTCGTACCTGAGCGGTCGGATTGCCGAGTTGGAGAAGAGCGACGAGTCTGACCTGGAGCACATCCACACTGGTGAGTTCATCAACGTGGATGTGAAGGGGCAGATGTTCCGCGCCCAGTTCCTGGGGCTGACCCCCAAGGGGCATCTTCGTGTCCAGTTGGATGGCGAGGAGCGGGTCAGGGTGGTGAGACCGGACAAGGTGACCAAGGATGAGTGAGCCAACGCTCTCCCTGAAATGGGAGGACATCCGGAACGAGGTGTACGAGTTCTTGTTCGGTGGGAACGAGGAGGGCTACACCAATGAGAGTGACACCGATCGCAAAAGCATTGTCGATCGTGCGTGCCATTCCGGGCTGCGTCAGTTCTATCACCCGCCCCCGGTTGAGGGGAGGACCCATGACTGGTCCTTCCTCATGCCGTCTGCCAAGTTGTCGCTGAACGCGAGTTACACCACGGGGACTATCGCGGCCACCAACGGGGTGGTCACCCTGTCCGCTGGAACGTGGCCAACCTGGGCCGCAGTTGGCGAGATCGGTATCAGTGGTGTGAACTACACGGTCAACACCCGTGACTCCGACTCGCAGTTGACGCTGGACGATACATCCAGTTCTTCCGATTCGTCTGCCAGCACGACGTACTCCCTGCATCAGGACGATTACGATCTGCCTGACGATTTCGGGAATGTTCTCGGGGTGATGACCTACGCCCAGGCTGACAATGCCCTGCAGCCGGTCGAGTTCGTTGGCGAGGGCCGGATGCGTGAGCTTCGCCAGCGGGACTACAACCTGAGCTACTCAAGCAACGATCCGTTCTACGCGGCCATCCGCACCAAGGGCAGGTCCAGCACGGTTGAGGGCACGAGATACGAGATCATGTTCTGGCCTGATGTCACGTCAGACGCCACGTTGACTTATCGGTACAGGGTCCTCCCAGACAAGCCGATCAGTTCCAGCGACATGGTGCATGGGATCAGCCAGCACAGCGAGACAATCCTGTATAGCTGCCTGTCCGAGGCGGAGCGCCGAATGGACGGGGAGCGTGGTGCAATGTGGCAGACTTTTCAGGAATTTCTGATAACATCGGTGACACGGGACCGCCAGGACAACAAGTCGGATATCTACGGGTACAACGCGGACTCCTCGGACAGTCGGGAGTTGTACGGGCCACGTCGCATGACCCTGTTCAGCAGTGGCGTGACCTACAAGGGACAGGGAACGTAAGGAGAACACGATGACTGGCAGACACAAACTTCACGACGCAACCGGCGTCATCGCGTCTGACGAGGCTGGAAACAAGCTGCTCGTGGTCGAGGACCTTGGCAGTGCTGGTGGGGATGCCCCGGCTGACGGGAGCGTTGGCTACGCCAAGGGTTGCATCATCATCAACTCTGGGGCGGCTGATAACGACGATGATGCGCACATCTTCATCAACCTGGGTTCCGCCACCGACAGCAACATCGACGGGCTCAAGGTTCAAACATAGCGGGGTGACGCATGGTTTCTTCGACAACCAGTGCTCTAGACCAGCTGCAGAACTCGGTGTTCGCAGGCTCTGGTCAGAAGTTCGCCAGCATCGACCAGGGCAGTGCGACTACGACTGAAGTCGTGGCTGCCGCGACCGGGTACAGGATCCGCATTCTGGCTGCTGTGTTCACCGGGGTTGGCAGCAGCATTACCGTGGCCCTGAAGAGTGCGTCGACTCAGCTGACTGGTGAGATTGCCGGGGCAACAGCCCTCAACGTCATCTTGCCGTACAATCCTGCTGGCTGGGTGCAGACCGAAGCGGGGGAGGCATTCCAGATCACATCAACGAATGGTGCGATCAACGGGTGTGTTGTCTATGACGAGGTGGCAGCAGCATGACCAGCACCGTTACAGCTGCAACCATGACGGTGAAGATCACTGAGACGATCAAGCTCAATGGTCGTGACCAGGGTGCTGAGAACACGCTCAGCATTGCCTCGGTAAACGAGGTGAGCAAGCGTATCGTGACTGCCACGACTACCGAGCAGATCATCTTGGCATTTGGGACTGCTGTAGCAGCTGGCCAATTCGATGAAACCAAGGTCGTATACATCCGCATCACGAATTTGGATGACACCAATTTCGTCGGGCTGATCTTTCGCAACGAGAACAACGACGAGTTCAGCGTGAAGCTAGATAAGGGACAGTCCTTCATCTACAACGGTGACCTGGCCGGGGGCGTGGTGGACACGATGGATGCGGTGGACAACGCTGGCCTGACGACGAACACGTTTGGCGACCTGGTTGATATCACGGCAGATGCTGACACAGCCTCGTGTGACCTTGAATTGTTCGTAGCGAGCATCTGATGGTGCCAAGAGGGAGCATGGATGCCTCGTCAGCCAAGCGTGTTCACGATGGCTTTCCCGTTCAACGGGATCCACGAGGGCTCTGGCTACGAGCTACAGCCTGAAGGGACCACTGTTGACGCACAGAACGTGCGTCCGTTCCCAGCCTCGTCCCCCGACACTGCCAGCACCCTGAACTCCGAGTCCAGTGGAAGGGCACGGGGTGGCCAGCGGCCTGGGCTGACGAAGTATCTCGATACGGCCCACGATACGACGCAGACGCGGCGGATTCAGGACATCAACCATCTCGCGTGGTCGGACCTGACCCCGATGTCTGGCAAGGGCCATGCGATCATGAACGAGTCCACGGATGGCTCGTTTCTCCTGGTCGACCCGGATGGTGCCCAAGTGGGATCTGATGGCGGGGTCAGCACCGAGGTGTTCAACCTCAGTGTCTGGGGCCGGGACGGATTCGGTTACATCGCGACACTGGACGCCGCCCACAAGCTGATCGTCCGGCAGATCAACAAGAAGGGAACGGTTTCTCTCGACTGGACGAACGCTAATTCACCCACCGTACAGCTGACCTCGGAGACACGTCAGGTGCGTGGGATGGTCGTGGTTGGGAACATCCTTTACATCTGGGTGAAGAACATCAGCGGCGTCAATGGTGAGGCCATCTACAGGATGAGCACATCCACCGGCAACCTGCTGGACGCTGCCAGCGGTGGCGGAACCCAGAGCGATTTCTGGATCGTTTCCCAGAACCAGTCCACCGCCAACTTCCAGCACTTCTATCCCAGCAGCGGGTACGACGATAAGCCCATCAACCTGATGACCGAGACGGACGGGGTCATCGGGATGCTCTGCCTCAACGACAGTGCTCCCGCTGGATCCGCTGACACTGTCACCGCGAGCATTGCCTACAACGCTGCTGCCACGGGGAGTTCTGGAAACTCCGTGCAGGAGAAGCTGGTGGCGCTGTCCCATCTTGATGCCAACAAGATTGCCGTGAGTGGCGGTCCCCTGGGGACCAGCCCGGTGACGATCGAGTTTCAGGAAGATCTTCAGCTGCAGGATATTGTTCTCCCCACGGTGACGGATAGTGGCGGAAGCAGCGTGGCCGTCGCGGTCTCCCAGCAGGGGTCCTCCAGAACGAACAAGAAGATCACGCTGACGCAGTCTGGCGGGTCTGGCACGTTCACGATCTCCCACAACGCGAGACTGTCGCTGCAGCTGATCGATGTCGAGACGGGTGAGCAGATCCTGTCCAAGGAGTTGCAGACCTACGCCCCGGACGCGACACCTACTGACACCAACCAGGAACTGGACATTTCCAGTGACGGGCTGGGCAACTTCTACTGCCTCACCCGCAGCGGATCCACCCTGAGCCATGCCGTGACCAAGGTGAGCAAGTTTGGAGTGCAGGCTTGGCAACAAACCAACGCGGGAACCAGCCGGTCTCTGTCCTATGATCCTGTGAACTCCCGCCTGGGGATATGTGGGGGTAACGTCTATGGCACAGGCAGTTCTGTTGGATGGGTTACCGACCTCGACACCGGGGCCCTTGCAGGTAATCGAGACGCGCACAGCGTTACTAACTGGAACGTCATCAGAGCCGACGACAAGGGTGGCTTCCGGCTGTTCAAGAATGCTTCCTCCGACAATGTCGCCAGGATCACCGAGGCGGCCACTCCCGCAGATGACTGGATCGCAACCCACGGTGCCGGTACATCAACTCATACGGGATCTTCGTGTGCAGCTGCGTATTCCCTGAACCCGCAGAACTCGACTTCCAAGAGGCAGACTGTCCGGATCGCCGTGTCTGGCGGCGTGGTCAAGGAGTTCGATGAACTGGAGTGGACGAGCGTCGCCAGCGGTGGAGACCTGACCACCCCGGCTTTGGAGCGGAATGTCCCGGTGATCTTCTCGGCCCAGCTGGGGACAAACCTGTTCTTCACAGACGGCAGGAGCACCAAGTATTACAAGGCCACCACCAGGGCGATCACGACATGGACACCCACGTCAGGGACGCTCCCGATCGACTCGGCCAGCAAGCGGCCCACGCTGATCGAGAACTGGCGTGGCCGGATCGTGATGTCTGGGATCGAGGCGGATCCAGCCGAGTGGTACATGAGCAAGGTTGGTGATGCGTTCGACTGGAACTACGCCCCGGACACGATCACGGAAACACAGGCCGTCTCGGGCGTGAACTCGCCTGCAGGTCAGGCCCCGGATGTGATCAGGTGCATCATCCCGGTGACTGACGACATCCTGATCTTTGGCTGTGACCACTCCATCTGGCAGATGTCAGGCGACCCGATGCTGGGTGGCCGATTGGACCTCGTGGCAGACGGTGTGGGAACCCCTTGGGGGCGACCGTGGTGCAGGGACTCGGGGGCCAGCTACTACGTCTTCGGGACGAGGGGTGGCGTCTACCGTGGAACCCCGGGCCAGGGCGTGCAGAAGATCACCGAGGGCCGGATGGAAGAGCGGATGAGTTCCATCAACCTCGACACCAACCTCATTCGTCTTGCCTGGAACGAGAGGGAGAAGGGGGTGCATGTGCTTGTGACCCCACTGGAGACTGGTGCCACCTCCAGCGAACACTACTTCTACTGCTCAAGGACCAACAGCTGGTGGATCGACAAGTTTGCCGGGGCGTCCAGCCATGACTCCCGGGCGGTTCACGTCTTCGATGGCGACTCGTCTGGAGATCGGGCCATTCTCATGGGTGGCGCTGACGGGTACATCCGGAAATGGGACGTGGACGCTACTGACGATGACGGGACGGCAATCAGCAGTCATGTGTACCTGGGCCCGATCGTCCCACGGTCGCTTGGCACGGTGAACGTCAACGAGATCAGGGCGCTGCTGGCCAAGGGCTCATCGGACGTGACGATGTCCGTATTTCGGGGAAACAGTGCTGAAGATGCGTACAATCAGACAAGTGCGTTGTACACCTCGACCTTCAAAGCAGGAAGGAACGTGTCCGAGCGACGCAGGGTACAGGGGCACGCTGTCTACCTGAAGCTGGCAAACACCACTGTCAGCCAGTCATGGTCGATGGAACTCTTGCAGGCTGTCTTCAGCGAAACATCAGGCCGGTTTGGAAGGGTCTTCTACTAATGACCACGAACATCGGATTCGAGCAGCCGCGTAACACCTCCAAGGACCCCAGGGCTCGCAGAGCCCAGGCCCTGATGACCGGGACACACTCCGTCCTGTCAGAACTCGGGGTGGGGACCAACTCCCCGGATACTGCTCTCCATCTCCTGAAAGAGACCGCTGGTGCGGGCCTGATCACCGAGCGTATCCAAGACTCGGCCAACGCCGGTGCCGTTGAAGGGAAGAAGTCCCGTGGCACCCTGGACAACCGTTCTGCAGTCTCTGATGGCGACAAGATGTTTGCCCTGGCCGGGTACGGGTATGTGGGGGATACGAACCAGTACAACGTGGGTGGCCGCATCGCCATCGAGGTGGATGGATCGGTCACAGACAACACAAACGTGGTCAAGTCGAGGATGGAATTCCTCACCGGGAGCGGGTCCTCGACCAGCCTCACCAGGGCGTTGCGGATCGACGGGAGCCAGAACGTAGGGATTGGGAACTTTGCCAGTGCCACAGCTGCCGGGAAACTGGACGTGCAGGGGGTAATCGCGATCTCGACCGAGGTCTCCACCCCGTCTCAACAGGCCGGGATCGGCAAGGTCTACACGAAGTCGGACGGGAAGCTGTATTTCATCAGCGGTGACATCGGTGAAACGGAGTTGACGGCCGACACCGATACGACCTACTCGGCTGGCACGTTGATGGACCTGTCTACAACCACGTTCAACGTGGACCTGACCGAGGCGTCTGAACAGGCAATCGCCAATGGCGACTACATCCTGTTTCTCGATGGCGGTGCTACCGGGACACACGCCAAGGAGAATATCGCGGACGTGGCAACCTTGTTTGCCGGTGATGGATTGACTGCCTCGGCTGCCGTCATGGCTGTCAACGTGGATGACTCCACTATTGAGACGAGTTCTGACGCGATCAGGATCAAAGACAACGGGGTGACGCTGGCGAAGATGGCGGGTATTGCCCGGGGCAAAATCATTTATGGGGATGCCAGCGGTGACCCTGCCGTTCTGGCGGTTGGTGATGCCGATCAGGTGCTGACCACGGATGGCACGGACATCTCGTGGGAGGATGCCAGTGGTGGCGGAAGCGGTGACATCACAGGAGTGACGATCGAGACCGATAGTGGGTCTGGTAGCAAAGCCAGTGATACCGAAGGTTCAGCAGACTTCACCCTTCTGGGCGGGTCAGGTGTAGATGTCACCAACAGTAGCGCGACCATCACCGTGGCAGGAGAAGACGCTACCACGTCCAACAAAGGGGTTGCGTCTTTCCACAGTGACAACTTCTCGGTGAGCAGTGGAGCGGTCACGATCAAGGACCAGGGCGTTCTCTATGCCGAGATCCAGAACGTCTCTGCGACAGACAGGATCCTGGGTCGGGATTCGTCAGGGGCCGGGTCCATCGAGGAGATTACCCCAGCCAATCTGAGGACAATGATCAACGTCGCAGACGGTGCCGAGGTCAACGAGTCGGCTTTCAAAACGATTTCCGTGTCTGGCCAGGACAACGTCGTTGCTGATGCCGACGCTGACACGCTGACGTTCGCTGCTGGAACCAATGTCACCATCACAACAACCGCAGCGAGCGACACTGTCA